GTAAGCTGGTAAGTAATCGACGTGAAGTTCGCTTGCGGCGTAGCTCTTAGCGTTAGGTAAAAATCGGCTTGATCCTGAGCGTCCACCGCGTGTTTAACTGTGGTAGTTATGACCTGAGCTAAACGTCCGTAAATGTCGATCGAGTTAATGTCCTCGGCGCTTACTTCATCGTTCGAGTTAGTGTTGTATTTTAGGGTCACGTCATTACGGACGTCGCCCGCTCTAGTTTCGATCTTAAGCCCGTTAAATAGCGCATGATTAGCCGTTACGTCTGTGTAGCCATTTATAGCTAGATAACTCGATCTGTGAGTCGAATCGGCATAACTTATAAGTCCAGACGCCGATTCATAAATATAACCTAAGCCACTTGTTGCAAGCGCTGACACAAGCGAATAGATGTCGGTGCGATCCGACGCTCTCTGAGCTAATTCGTAATTACCAGGACGATCGATCTCGCCTAATCCTACGTTCTGAGCATTAGCCCAGGTTTCCGTCGGATCATAGTTAGCCCATTGTAAAGCTGCGGGAACTTCGCCCCAGTTATTTAATAGTAAATCTTGTAGAACATGATAAATCTGATCGCCGTCGAAATCTTGAGTTAGCACTCCATCGGTTAGCGCTTTAGGTAAGCGGCTTAGCGCTCCTAGTGCGGTTATCTTTAGCACTTGATTTATTCCGACTGATCCAGCTGTAATAATCTCCACGCCGAAATCGACTACAGTTCCGCCGAATATGGGGACGTAAGTTGCGGTCGAATCTTGTAACTCGATCGTGACTGAATCGTTTATGTTTATGTTAACTATTGCCTGAGTCAGGTTTAACAGCTCTAAATTACAATAGCCCGCTTGAGCCTGTTGATAGATGTTATTTCGACCGCTAGTAATGGTTAGATTTGACAGCGTGTAAGTCGTATATTCGACGCCCTGAATCTTTACGCGCCAGACTGGGTTAAATACTGTCATTAGAACGCCAGCGCATTAGCGCCATTAGTGCCGCGATAGAAACTATTATTTAATACGTCAACGATTCGGCGAGCTGTGCCCTCCTGGTCGATCGCGCCGCTAACGTTAATAAATATATTTCCGCCGCCGTTGCCAAGCTTGTTATTTGGAACTATGCGACCGCCCGATGATGGGACGAATAGTTCCGCGCCCATTTCGCCCACTATATAAGGCTTATTTGCTTCGACTGTTCCACCCTTAGCGAGCTTAGGTATCTTAGGTAAGTCTTTACCGCCTGTTATATTGTTGACGATGTTATAGCCTGAAATAAGTAAATTTAAACCTGAGATAACTAAGTTAACGGCAGCCACTAAACCTTTCATCGCTAACGAGATTCCGTCAATTAGTAGCGCTATTCCGTTAAACGCTACCTTAAACGTTCCGCCAATAAACGTAGCTACTGGCTTAGCTAATACAAGAAACGCCGTAAGTCCGACGCCTAGCAGTTTAAAGAATCCTGTGTTATCTGTAACTAGATCGCCAATAGCTCCGAAAACGGATTTAACGCCCTGTAAAATTGGAGTCAACGTGACTTTAAAAATTGGGATAATGTATTTGTTTAAATAATCCCATAGCGCCGTTAACCCTGGAATAAATGTATCTTTAAAAAATGCGCCCAGCTTTGTAAATACTGGCGATAGTTTCTCGCCGATGTCTGTCGATAGCGTGGTAATAATTGGAACGATCTTGTCCGTAAAAATAGTAAGTAGTGGCGTGATTGCGTCAAGCACGAACGCTCCGACAGTTTCTTTACCCTCGTCAAATGCGAGCTTTAATCTGTCCATCTTGCCCGCAAAGGTTTCGGCTTTCTCTGTAGCTTGTCCACCGAAAGTTTCACCGAGTAATTTAGTAACTTCATCAAGGCTCATAGTCTTAAGATCGGCGGCGTCGAGTCCGATTCCGAGTTTAGCTAACCCGCCTACGTTGCCCTCGACGGCTTTACCTAACGCGTTTGATACAGCTTCGAGCGACTTACCAGTACCAGCTGAAATATCGAACGCTAAGCTAGCCAGTTTTTGAGCTTCTCCGACGTCGCCAGTCGCGCGAGTTAGTCGCTCAAGCGCTGGACGTAATTCGTCGTCCGTAATACCTAACGAGAGCCCTTGTTGAGTTATATAGCTTTCCGTTGCGGCGATTTGCGCGTCTGTTGCGCCTGTAACGTTCTTTAAAGTAGTTGCCAGTTTAGTTTGAGCCGCTTCGTCCTCGATCGCTGATTTAACGCCATCGACTAGCAATACTCCAGCATAGGCAAGCGCGGCAGCTCCAGCGACAGCGAACGCCGCTCCAGCTTTCTTTCCGAAGCCGTCTAACTTGCCGCCGAATCCCTCGGTTTCAGTATTAGCTTCGGTTAATCCTTTTTTAAGATTATCGACGTCCGCTAATATTGAGAGCTTAAGCGTTCTTGATCCCTCAGCCATTAGTCGAACCTCTTAACTATTGAAGTGAACGCCTTTTCCCACTCAGCGATTAGATAACTTTGCTCAGCTCTTAAAGTTGGGTAAATAAAATAGCCTGTCGATCCGCGCCCAGTAGAACCCGACCAGATTGGAAATTGCTTATATTTATTTGATCCGAATTCTGAGCCACCCCATAGATCACGAGTAGTAGCGCCGCCGCTAAATTTTTGTCCAGCGAAACCGAACGAAATCTCGCCTATCTTAGATGACTTACTGACTTTAGAACCCTCGGCAATTTTGCCAGCTACGGACGCGGAATTAAGCGAGCCAGCAGCCGAAACGATCTTGCCCTGTAAATATGTAGCAAGCGCACTTGATTGCTCTTTAGCTTGAGAGATGGCTTCATCGTCCATCGCCTTAAACGCTCCAGTAATGGCGCGAAGTTCGGCTTTGTCGTACTGGACGACTTCCTTACTTTCTGCCATTTCGCTTCTCCATTATCTCGAGTGCTGTCAATATGTCCGCCGCGTCCACCCACTCACTCATCGGAATTCCTGTCGCGATTGACAGTTCTACGATTAAGTAGTTTAGGCTTCCTCGGCTGTAGCTTTTGGGGCTTCAGTTTCTCCGACTGTTATATCGACGACCATTTCGCACCATACGTCATAAGGTTTAACGGGCTTACCGCCAGCCTCACGTCGGATCGCGTTCCACGCTAAAAACATTAAGTCGGATATTCCGATTTTGTCCTGAGCTTGTTGGATCGTGAATCCTGTTTTCTGCTCCCACTTGGCGAACTCTGGTGGTTGCGCTGTCGTGGTAATTGTCTTTCCGTCGTTCGTTTCGATATGGATTTGTAGTTTCATGCTCCCGATCTCTTTTCTTATAGTGTTGGAGTTGTAACGCAAGTAAAGCTTAGAGAAATAGTCTGGGCGTCTGGAGCTGTGCCGCCAGCGCTTGGGAATATAGGCTGAACGTCAAAGTTAAAGACTGATCCGCTTGCAGCTGTAAAGACAACCGCGAGAGGTGTATTAGGTGCGCTGTCAGCCGCGTTCCATAGCGAATTAGCTAGTGATCCGCCAGCTGTCCAGTCCGCAAGCATTTCAACGTCGAAAGTACCCTGAGAATCTGTAGTGAAATAAGCCTTGCCGTCGAGAGTCTGATAAGTGTTAATCGTTGACTCGATTGTAAGGGTTGCGGCTGTTGCTTGAGCGTCGTATGTATCACCAGCGATGGTGAAAGTAATATCGCGCCCAGTTACGATTGTTGTTGGCATTTGTTCTCCTAGTTTTCCTGTTTGTAGTAAGTGCTAACGTCAATATCCGAAATAAGTAAATTACTCGAACCTAACGCAACGATCGACGGACGCGATACGTCGCCGACAATATATCCCGACGGAATAGCCGCGAGAATCTGTATAACTAGCTTCTCGAGATTATCGAGAGCGCCCGCGTTGTTGTTATACGCGACGGCGGCTGAGATTGTGAAATTAACTTTTAATTGGATTGAGCTACTGATTAGCGTGGTTTCTAAATACGGAGTACCTGGCACGATGATCGCAGCGGGCGGAATAACCGCCTCAGGTACTGATTCATAGACGGACGCGGTTACGCCAGCGAGAGCGGTCGCTAGTGGCGCACGAACGTTAGCCTGAATACTGGTTGGCATTATTGACCCATAGTTTCAACGTCAATAAACGGAGCTAATAATCCCACGACTCGATTCTGAAGTGAGCGACCGAGTACGAACGGCGACGGATTGAAATCAACCTGAGCCGAAGTGTTGCCTGGAGCTGTGATTGACTGAAAGACTTCGACCGATACGACTAGCAGCGCCGATTTTACGGGCGCGACGCCTGAATATAAATCCTCAGCTGTTGAGCCATCAAGTACGGCTAAGCCAGCGGGACTCTTAGGTGTAAAGATTTGATCTGGAGCAGCTGTTGCGGTCGTAAATATGTAAGGCGCGATTCTGTGATCGTTGACTGTGACAGTTAGATCGAACGCGGCTCCGCAACCCGAAATGATTACAGCTTGACCAGGGACGAAATAGTTGATCCGCTGCGTCGTGTAGAACGCCATGCCATCTTTGACTTCGATACCTGTAATAGCTGACTGATAGCCAGTTAGTAACGGAAGGATCGCACCCTCAGCGCTGGAAATCATAAGATCGAGATAAGCGTCCGAGTAAAGAGAAACGCTAACGCCTAGCACGTCACGAAGTTCCGTAGCTGTAACTATTGGCATTAGCGTTCCTCTCTATATTCTGCTCGGTCGCCTCGGGAGCGAAACGACCGATGATTATTTTTTTAGACTTGGTTCCAGCAAGCGCCGAAAGGAATCTTTGGAGCGATTGCGGCGTAACCATAATAAAGAATATCTATGGTTCCGTCTGAGTTGACATTAGTGCGCAGCTCGAAACGTGGGGACTCGTACCATGTCCACGCGTCTGGGTTAACTACGACCATTGAGTTATCGCCGACTGATGTAGTGGCTCCAGCGTTTCCGATTGAACGTGAAACGAATAGATTTAAACCTGGAGAAACTACGCCACGAAGTGAATCTCCGCGAACATTTCCTGCCGCGTTGCTTGGCTGAGCCGCATTATATAGAGGTGCGCCATTGTCGTTGTAACCCATGATGTTAGTCCATTGTCCTGGGCTAACTACTAGGTTACGAGCAAACCCGAGTGAGCTGTTATACACAGCGCCCGCAGCTTGTGATGTAAACCCTAAAAATCCCGAAGCTGTGTTCGCGTTAACGCCTGTTGATTGACCAGCTGCGACGATTGTACCTGTTGCGAACTCGTCTGTGACTTTAGCGTAAGCAAACTCAAGATTTTGGAGCAAAGCTGTTAGATAGCTTGGATCGCTGCGGTCGATGAGTTCGATCGTGGAAATTGCGCGACCTTTGAAGCTGTTAACTGGTACTGAAATGTAAGTTGCGCTTAGATTTGATTCTGTAATCGCAGCATTTTCAGCGATGTTACTTACAGTCGGTACAGCTGTGACCTTAGGCAATTCGAAAGTCATGCCAGTAGCACTTAGCGCTTCACGAGATAGCGCGTCAATCATGCCGCGATCGGCATTAGCTAACGCGTTAATAACTGTTCGGCTTTGTGGTGTTGGAACCATGCCTGGAGCTGTTGATGTTGAGTTATCGGCAGCTTTAACATATTGGCGAGCGTCCTCATCATGTAAAACTGACGCCTTGAGTGAATACTGTAAATAAGAAACCTTATCGACAATAGGTGAACGTGGCGCGGTGTACGCCATTGGAACATGCTTAGACGCTTCTACCGATGTTTCGGCAGCAGCGGTATCGGTAGTGTCTGACACTTCGTCTCCTTCAGTTGTTGGATTTGTTTCTTCTGTTTCCTCATCTAGGGGATCAGAATTCTCATCGGTTGCTTTCATTTCCTCTTTGTCCTCGTCCTCATCGTCGCTGCCATCTTGACTCGCAGCTACGGAACTCACGCGGGCGCTGGCGATGGCGGGCTCAGAAACTAAAGACACTTCATCGAGCGAACCTTTAGCTACGACAAGAACGCCATCAACGAAATCGTGATCGCTAACTTTCACGCCCACACTAAATCCATCGCGCAAACCGCTGGCGGCTTCCTCTAAACTGTCGTTGCCCGCATTTGTTCGCGCGATGGAAAATACCGCGTCGATACCTTGATCGGTTGCGGTCATAGATAAAACTTTTCCAATAGGTCGGGTGCGATCGTGTTCTAACAATAACTTCACGTTTTTAGTTGGAATAGAATCTGGCTTGAACGTCGTAAGTCCTGCCGAAGTTGCTCCAGTTTCGTTCCATGTTACGACGCGTCCCGTAATAGTGCGAGATTCGCTATCGGCTGACGTAATTTGTAGCGGCATGTTTAGCTTCATTTAATCATTTCCTCAGCTTGTCGGATTTCCTCGACGCTGATTGCGCCGATTTCAAATAATGTCTTATAAATTGCTACGCGTTCCGCTTCACTTCCACGCAAGTAATCCTCTAGTCTAAAATTGACTGTCTGTGATGATGGCGTGAAATCTGGCATAGATAACCTGGTGCTTATGCTTGTCATTAGCGGAATCAAACTGAAATCAAGCAAAGTTTTGCGAGTTACGTTCGCGTTAGAGTAAGTCATGCTCGATCCAGTTTCGGCGTCAACGTAGAACGCTGGAATTCCAATAGCGCGAGCTAATTCTGTTGCGATGTACGAACGGGCTGCCGCGAGCTGTAATTTTTCAGGATCAAAGCCGACAGTTTGTAATTCTACGTCCGCATTAAGGAACGCGGTTGAACGATTACGTCGAGCGACGCCCCATGATTCAAGTAATTTAGCAATTCGATCAGCTGGTAGCGCTGTTCCGTTTGATTTTAATACCATTGACGGGACAGGTTCGCGAGCATAGTTAGCAGCTGCTCGCTCAAGTTCCGCGCCTGTTCTAATTGTGCGACCAGCGCGATTTAATAATCCTTCATCGTTTCCGTAAAACACGACAAGCGATCCGACGCCTGTTTCTGGAATTTGTTTTCCGTCGATCGTGTAATACGTGACCTCGGTTCCGTTAGAATTTAAAAATACGCCGACGCGAGTCGGGACAATTCGTTGAACGGAACGAACTCGCATAGTGTCCGCGAATAATTCGGTAATTTGCCAATAGGCGTAGCCGTAAAATAATAAATCCTCAGCTGTCCAGACATAAGTCGCGCTACCAGGTACGCGTGGATCGGGATCACGAATTACGCGGGGCGCTGGCACTTCAAGCCCCGTCGTATTGTCCCTAAGCTGTAACCCGATTGAAGCGATGGACGAACATATGATCCCGCGAGCACGTGCGATCGTGGGGACACTCATAGCTTCCTCGCGCGTAGCCTGAGTAGCGCCGCCGTTAAAGGTATAAATAGAATCCAGCGCGAATACAGGTGAAACCGAAGCCTCAATATCGGAATTTTGAGATGGCGCTACAGCTTCAACCTTTGACGCAAATAGATCACGAATACCCATGCGCGAATTGTGTCAGGCTTATAGCACTAGCCCGTCATAATATCGAAGTCCATCTCTGGGCGTGTCGCGAAGTGCGTAACTAGCGCAGTCGCTACGGCAGCGCAGACCGCAGCTTGCGAAGCTCGACGTCCAATAACCCAGCCGCCATCGCCGCGACGTAATTGGACAGCCGAAAGAATTTGTTTAGTGAGATCGCTTTGTCCTCGATGGCGTAATCGTCCTGAGTTAATCGCACCTAGTAACTCATCGCAAGCTTGTGGGTAAACCGAGTCCATGTCAAAGATCGGAATCCCAGCGGGTTGGAATCTAGCCGCCACCGCGCCCGAAGTTCGCCTGGAGTAGAGCAAGTATTCGAGCGGATACTTCCGACAGTATTTAGCCGCCTCGTTAGCGATCTCTCGATCGTCGAGCTGGACAGAATTTTCCCAAGTGTGGAGCAGTTTTACGACGAAGCGCTCATCGCCTAATTTTTGAGCTCCGACTAACGCGCAGAATTTGCGATCGGGCGAAATGTCAAGCGCCAGCCAGGTTAATTTTTCAGGGTCAAGATCGACGCTTTCATCGTGGCAATTATTCCACTCGTTAGCTCCAATAACGCTTGAGATTGTTTGAACCCAGCGGCATAAGACTTCAGTTTGTACGACTTCGGGCGGATCATTTAAAACCGCCTGGATGTTGTCGATGTTAATTGTGTGACCGATGGCTGGATTAGCTGCGAGCCAATTTGACTCGAGCTGAATATCGTCGGTCGGTGCGCTCCACTCGAAATACCCGATGTCGTCGTCCGCGCCAGCTGCCGCCGCTAATCCGCGCTCTCGAAACGCGTTTAAAACGACCGAGTGAGAATCGCCCGCATTTGTGTAGCTCATAATCATAGGATTCTTAGCAGCCATTAGGGTATATCTCAGCGACGCGTAAGATTCTAAATCTTTCATCTCTCGAAGCTCGTCTAAGTGAATTGCCGATGGCGCGCTAACGCCTCGAGCAGCTGAGCCGCCAGCCTTTACGATAAATCGGTTAATTTGACCCGTCGTACCTTTAACTTCCATTTCCTCGGAGCCATGACTCCACCGAATACGCTGGACGCGCTTCGATAGCATTTCAGAGCTCTCGATTAGGTTGACCAGCTGCCTAAATTGCTCCAGGGAAGTAGCCAATCTATGAGCTGAGCCAATCTGTAACGGCTCGTCCCATAAGAATAAGCCGCCTAAGATTCGAATTTGTTGGAGAAAGCTCTTACCATTTTGGCGGGCAACGACCACGCAATTAGTCGGAGTAGCCCATCTCCCGTCGCTTTTATATTTGTGAGTATGCTCCAGCGCAAATTTTTGCCAGGGCATTAAGCCGTCTGGGAGAATATCAGCTGCTAAATCTATGAGATCAAAGCCCCTAGATGGTAAATCATTTAGCGGCGTGTGGATTCTGGGCGTCGGATTGCCATAAGTGACAGCTGTTGACGGCGGTAAAACCGATAGCAGCCGATCTGAGCCTATGTCATGGGGTAGTTGACCGATTATGACCTGATCGCCTTTAGTCATGACTTACGCTGACATTATTGGGGATATTTAGATCAT